TCATGCCCGCGGATGCGCCTGTCGGTAGGCGGCGGCGAGCCGCTCACCCGAGACGTGCGTGTAGATCTGCGTGGTGCCGAGGCTCGCATGCCCGAGGATCTCCTGAACGGCGCGCAGGTCGGCGCCCCCGTCGAGCAGATGGGTGGCTGCCGAGTGGCGCAGAGTGTGCGGCCCGACCGTCTCGACCCCGAGGGTCGGCCCGAGCGTGTGCGACACGACCGCATAGACGGCTCGCGGGCTGACCCGGCCGCCACGCGCGCCCAGGAACACCGCGCGCGCGTGGCGGCCGCCGGCCGGGGCGTGCTCGGCGAGGATCGGACGAGCTCGCACCAGATACGCCTGCAGCGCGTCGAGGGCCGGCCCACCGACGGGCACGACCCGGTCCTTATCGCCCTTGCCTGTGACGCGGGCGGTGCGCCGCCCCTCGTCGACGTCGTCGAGATCGAGCCCGCAGAGCTCCGACACGCGGATGCCGGTCGCGTAGAGCATCTCGAGGACCGCATGGTCGCGCAGGGCGAGCGGGTCGCCATCGCTCGCCGCTGCGCGGAGACCGTCGAGCACCGTGGCCATCGTGGGCACCGTCGCGACCTTCGGGAGTGTCCGCGCCCGCTTGGGCGAGGCCAGCCGCAGGGCCGGGTCGCTCACGATCTCGCCGCGCTCCGTCGCCCACGCGAAGAACCCCCGTGCTGTGGCGGTTCGACGCGCGAGGGTCGCGCGCGCGTCGCCCCGTTCGCTCGCCCGCCACACCCAGTCGCGGAGCACTTCGATGTCGACATCCGCGAGTTCGGGATCGTGAGCGGACGCGGCGAGGTCGGCCAGGTCGTTCAGGTACGCGCGGATGGTGTTGTCCGACAGCCGACGGACGCGACGGAGATGTTCGCCGTAGGCCTCCGCCGCCACCGAGATGCGCATGCTCCCAGCATGACCGACGAGTGTCGAGCGCCGGCGACGGCTCGCGGACGCACCCTCGCGGGGTGGTGCACGGACCTCGCTCATGGAGCGCTCCTCGCTCACTTCCCCGACCTCCGCCAGCCCCGATCGTCACCACTGACCCGCCCCTCGAGACCGAGCAGCCCGAGAAGACTGGCGGCATCGTCGGCGCCCAGGCCCGAACGGCGAGCGATCTCGGCGAGATCCCGGGGGGTCCGGACGCTCAGGGCGTCGAGCACCCGCGTCGCGTCGTCGGTGCGCCCGCTCGGGTCCGATCCGTCGCGGGCGTCCGCGAGGGCGTTCACCCACCCGATGAGCTCGCGGACGTCCTCAGCACTCGTGATGCAGTGGCCGTCGTACTCGCGCAGCACCCGGTGGCACCCCGCTGACGCCGCAGAGGTGACCGGTCCCGGTATCGCGCCGAGCGCGCGGCCGAGCGCGGCCGCGTGTCCGGCGGTGTTGAGCGATCCCGACCGCCACCCCGCCTCGACGACGACCGTCGCATCAGAAAGGGCGGCGATCAGCCGATTGCGCTGGCAGAATCACAGACGTGACAACATGCGCGATCTACGTCCGGCAGTCCATCGACAAGGCGGAGGGCATCAGCCGCCAGCTTGCGCGGTGCCGCGCCCTCGCGGACTCGCGAGGCTGGACCGTCATCGCCGAGTTCGAGGACAACGCCGTGAGCGCGTTCAAGTCTCGCGGTCAGGGCACCGCATGGCAACGACTCCTCGACTCCTCCGCCGATGTTGTCGCGTCTGTGAACATGGACCGCCTACTTCGCGGGCAGGCTGACCTCCTCGCGCTCATCGACGCTGGGAAGACGGTCGCCACAGTAGAAGGTGACCTCGACCTCACGACCGCGGAAGGCCGGTTCCGTGCCGAACTCCTCACCTCGCTCGCGTCGTTCGAGGCACGCCGGAAGGGCGAGCGTCAGGTCCGAGGCAACGAATCGCGGGTGGCGAACGGGCTCCCGGTTCCGGGTAAGAGGCGCTTCGGCTTCGAGGCGGGAAACGTGGTCGAGCGCCCCGAGGAGGCCGAGCAGGTAAGAGAGGCATACGCCGACATACTTGCGGGGCACTCCCTCCGCTCGATCGCGGCCCGCTTCGGGAAGGCCCCGGTGCGCGTCCGGGAGATTCTGACGAACCCGGCGTACGCGGGCTATGTCGTGCGGAAGGGGCAGCGCTTCGAGGCTCACGCAACCGTTGCCCGTGTTGTAGAGCGGGACGTATGGGAGGCGGTGCAAGACCTCCTCGCCGATGACGCCCGCCGCACGAGCCCCGGCCCGAGCCGGAAGCACTTCCTGAGTGGGATCGCCCGGTGCGAGTGCGGGGCGCTCATGCGGGTCATCAGCGTCTACTACCGATGCACCGCGGACACCTCACACGCGACGATCTACCGGCGCGACCTCGAACCGCACGTCAAGTCACACCTCGCCGTCGCGCTCATCCGCAACGCCGGGGCCGCAACGGTCGGTGCGCCCGCCCCGCTCGCGCGACGCCTGAGCGAGCTAGAGGACGAGCGGACTCGCTGGACCCGCATGGGGGCACTCCCGGGGGTGGACTTCGCGGAGGTCGAGCGGGAACTAGTGCGGATCGCCCGCGAGGCCGAGGCGGTCGCGGAGCAGCTAGGCCGTAGCCGGGTGGAGTCCGCAACTCAGCGCCTCACCGTGGAGGCCCTGACAGTGCTCGCTGACGCCCTCGAAGACCCGGACGCCATGGAGGAGTTGCCGGACGGATCGCGGGACGTAGAAGTGAACTTCGACGCCTGGGAAACGTACTTCGACGGCCTGCCGCTTGACTCGCGGCGTGACCTCGTGGACTCGCGCCTGACCGTTGTCGTCAGCAAGGGCCGCGGACTTGGACGTGTCTCAGTCACCGCGCGCGACGCCTAGAGCATCAAGTCTTCAAGTGTGACGCCAAACCGTCCCGCTACATCTGACGTGTTCGCGGCGATCCAAGCCCCGGCTAGCACAGGATGGCCAGAGTTCTCGACGTACAGCGTGAAGAGATAGTCACGCTTCTCGCGGTTGCGGTTGGCTAGCTCACGTACTTGCCCCTTCGAGGGAAGGTGCATTTCCTTGATCTGCACATCGAACGACGGCACGCGTGCCCCCGGGACGTAGACACCGACAACATCCCCAACAGAGAGGTGCCCTTCCTCAAGCTCCGACAGAAGCGCCAGACCCCTCGTTGTCTGCACTACCCCATGGACGGTGACCGATAGTTCGCTCATGGCAGGCAACCTACTCGACATGGCGGCTCCTGTCAGTCCGTCCCGCCCGTGGAGGCCTCGAGTTCGACTGAGCACGCAAGAGTATCGCCACTAAATAATTGCCGCTGACCAGGGTTTTTCAAGTTGCACACAGCGCGACCGAGAGCTATTATTGAGCATGTCGCCGGATGGTTCTCCCACAGTCCGCTGACGAGGCCCCGGGACTCCCTGCCCGGGGCCTCGCCCTTTTTCTTTCGTCAACTCCACAGAGGAATCAGAACCGCAGCGCCCGCAGTCTCCGCAGTCCGTCGAGGTCCGTGCGGAGCGCGGCGAACCGGATGCGCGCGGCCCACGCGCGAAGCTCAAGAGTGCTCATCGTGGCCCTCTCGGGTGTCACGGATGTTGTGGGTCGTGATCCATTGATCCATCCAGCGCACCGTGTCCTCCAGACGCGCGATGCGCTCCTCAAGAGACGGTGCGGGGTGCTCGTATCGGCGGGTCACGCTCGCACCTCGCCCGGGACGTAGACGTAGATACCCGAGAACCCTCGGGTGCCGTTCGTCTTGACCTCGCCGAAGCCGAGAGTGCGCAGCGCCTTGTAGAACTCCGGGCCGGTCTTCGGGCGGCGGATGCCGTTGTGCTCGCACCACAGCGAGTAGCGGGTGTAGATCGTCGTGCGGGTAGCCCGCAGGCGCTCGTTACCCACGTCCGCTGTCACGGCCTCATCCTCATCGAGCCATTCCCGGATTGGATCGGAGTCGCGGGCGAACCGCTCGCGGGCCTCACGAGCCGCGCCGATGACCTCGAACTCGCGGAACGGGCGCTCGACGACGGACCCGTCTCTCTGCTGAACCGGCTCAGTTCGGTAGTAGAGGGCGCGAAGGGCACGCATCGCCTTGTTGAAGATGCCCGGACTTTCCGCGAACAGCGCCGACTCATCGAACGGCTTCGAGCGGTCTACCTTCCGGTCGAACGGCAGGATGACCCAGCGCCGGAAGTACGCCCCCGACGTGTTGGCCGACTGCCACACCTTGTTCGTGCTGAACACCGGCACCGCGTACGGGCTGAACGGGAACGCCGTCTTGCCCTTGAACTCAGCGCTCATCGTGTCGCCGCCCGTGATCTGTAGGAACAGGCTCGTGTCGTTCATGTACGAGGCGTCGATGTCGCCGACGATGTTCGCCGTCTTCCCGAAGAGGTTCGCCGCCGAGAAGCGGTTCTCGGTGAGAGACTTCAGGCTCTCGGCGGAGATGTTCTCGCGCCCGAGGAGGCGTTCGAGCACCCGCAGGAACGTACTCTTGCCCGTCCCCTCGGGGCCGAGAAGGAGGAACGCCCGCTGTAGGGGGTTGCCGGTCATCAGCATGTAGCCGAGCGATTCCCACACGAGCGACTGCACCTCGGGAGGCAACACCTCGTTCATCCACGCATCGAACCGCGGGCACGTCGCATCAGGGTCGTAGTCGATCGGTAGCTGAGTCATCGACAGGTCTCGCGGGTCATGCGGCACCTCGACTACGCCGATGCCCTCGCCGTGGCCGTTCACCGCTCGCCAGTCGATCATCGTATTCCGGAGGTTGATCAGCGGTGCCCACGCCTCGGGTTCGGTTGCGGGAAGGCGCACGGTCAACTTCGAGTGACGCACGAGACGTTCCACAGTCGATGCGCGGCTCATCGTGTACTCGTTCTTAAGGATGCGGCTCACACGCCGATCGATGATCTCGTCATCAGGCACCCACACACCGACCCGAGGATCGATCTGAGCCGGGTCGATCTTCGAGGTGTCGGTCCCGCGGCTGGTGAGGAAGACCCAGAACCCTCCATCGGGACCGATCGCGATGTTGTCACCGAGCATCACGGCCATGGTGTGCGGCTTGAACTTCCCGGCGTCGGTGAAGTAGTCGCCCTTGTTGGACGGCGCGGCCATCAGAAACCGCCCCGATCGATGCCCCGAGGGTGCCCCACAGGTGCCCCGGAATCGGACACGGTGAGGTTCACCGACTCATCTTCGGGGCAACCCTGGGGCAGGTCTAGGGCACCTTCTAGGGCACCTTCTTTCTTACTCTCTACTGGGATAGGGCTGGTGGGGCAGGTTTCTGGGACAACATGCTCGGATGCTCCGATGTCGTCATTTCCTCGGTGACTGAGAGAAAAGTGCCCCGCCTGCCCCACGGACCACGGGACCACCGGAGCGCCTGAGAGCATCCAGTCGTGGATCGTCTCAGGGTCCATCCGCGGCGGCATGGAGAGGTACAGGTTGTAGTCGAGTTCGGGCGGGCATGAGCCACGCTCCCAGAGTCGGGAGGAGGGCTCGTAGAAGTAGGCGACGCCACGGATGCGGAGCGTTTCGTTCAGTCCGAGAGGGCCGTACTGCGGGGCGAACTCGTCGCCCGGGGTCAGTGATGACATGGTGTGATTCCAAATGTAGAAACGAAAAGGCCCCCGGATGCACACCACGAACATCAGAGGGCCGATTCGGTCGAATCTAGTTTGGAATCTACATATAAGTATAGCAGAAATTCGGCTCGTGGTGTTAAGCATATGTGCCGAACTCGACTGCCGAACTTCCGTTCCGTCTCGGCGGGCACGAGACCATTCTAGCAGAAATTCGCAAGCCCTATATAAGCCACTGGCACACATACTTGCCCCCAGATGATGGGGTTACACCATTTTGATCCGTCGATTCAAGACGAAAGCCCCTCTCGGCAGATGAAGGATACCGAGAGGGGCCACACATGAAAGATGCACAACCCGTGACAGTTGCACATCCTCATTATATCGTTTCTTCCAAAGGTGGTAAAATGGGAGTACCACATTGAAAGAATGCCTCGCGAATCGAGGCGAAAGTTGTAACCATCATGACCTCTATCTCGGCCACTATTTCGAAGACTGCCACCGTCGGGGAACTCGCCGAAGCGTTCCGCGCGCTTGAGAAGGTGTCCTCAGCTCTCGAAGTTCACTACAACGATGAACGGCCCGTGCCTCGTGTCCTCACTCGGGTCGAGGTCAAGACGTATCTTGCCGAGATGGCCCGCCGGTGGGGGTACACCTCGGATGAGTGAGCTAGAACGCCGCCCCTCCGCGGCTATACCGGAGGGAACCGGGCACCCGAAGGGCGAACCCTTCACCAAGTGGACATATGTCGACCTCGGATGCCGCTGTGCGCGCTGTACCGCGTCGTTCAAGCGGTCGAAGCTCTACACCCCTGAGCCCGTCCTAGACGTGCTGGGACGGCCCTTCACGGGGTTCCCGCAGCATGACCGGTACCTCGGGTCATGGGACGCGGGGTGCCGCTGTGAGGGGTGCTTTGACGATGCTTGAGCACGGTATCTTGCAACCGACCGAGAACGGCGTCCCGCTGTGTGCCTGCGACTACTGCGAGGCCGCGAAGCGGGTCATCGTCCGTATGCGCCGCCCCGCCACGCAGGCCACCAACGAACGTAACGCCGCCCTCCTCGCCGCTGTGAAGCACGCCGCTGAGACGGGCGGAGAGGTGCCTGAGGGCGCACGTCCGAAGGTCAGAACTGTTGTCACCGCGGATACATCGTTCCTCGATGGCGTGCCTGCGGGCCAGCGTTGGCAGGCCCGTGTCCAGCACTACGCGGCCCGCGTGGGTAACCGTACCTACTCAGGTCGGCGTGATGGGTGGACCAACATATGAGCGTCCATTCAGCACGCGGTGCAGCGTGGAACAGGGTCCGCCTCGCATGCCTTGAGCGTGACCTGGAGGTGTGCGCGTATTGCGGAGGCCATGCCACCACAGCCGATCACGTGATCCCCATCAGCAAGGGCGGGCCGTCCGAGCTATGGAACCTGGTCGCCGCGTGTCAGCCGTGCAACGCCCGGAAGTCGGATCGGCCGATCCTTCGCCGCTTCTGGCGCGATGAGACGTGGTTCGCGCGATGAGCCGCCCCCCTTTCTCCTCCGGCGCACACGGAGAACCCCGCCCCACCTCTTTCGCGCACAAACGGCTGAATAATCCCGAGGTTTGACCCGATGACCACCGAAACACTCTCAGTAACGCTGGAAACCTATCTAGAGTCTCTAGGTTCCTCGGTGACCCCTGCGGAATCCCCCATGATCGCCGCCCTCCGCGCGATGGCAACGCAGCTTGACGCGCAGATCGCCGACGAGGGCGCGGTTGCGTCCCTCCTCGCGACCTACACCCGCGAATTGGCCCGCTTCCAAAAGGCCCGCGCGAACATGCCCGCGGTCGATCCGCTCGCCGCCGCCCTGGACGCTCTGAACGCCCCTGCCCCTACGACAAACGACGCCATGAACGATTCGTGACTTCGGGGCGGCTCGATACACCGCCCCACTATCGGACAACTTCACGAGCGACTGGGATCGGTTCGAGCCGATCATTCTCATTGTCTGGCGCGAGGCCTTCGGCATCGAGTTGGACCCGTGGCAACGCGCCCTTCTCCGCGCGATCCTCGAAACCTACCCGCCGGGCCACGCTCGCGCGGGTCAGCTTCGCTACCGCTCCGTCGTCGTCTCCATGGGGCGACAGAACGGAAAGACGGAACTCGGTGCGATCCTCGGGCTCTGGGGACTCCTCCGCCAGCCGAATGCGTTCACGATCGGCCTCGCGTCCAGCAAGGAACAGGCCGACCTCATCTATGCGCGCGCCCGGAAGGCCATCGAAGGAAACCCGACACTGTTGGCGCGCTTCCGGCGCTCGACCGGCACCCGCGGTCTAGAGACCCACGACGGTGCGATCTACCGCGTAGCACCCGCGGAGTCGGCGGGGCTACAGGGCATCCCGATCCACACAGCACTGGTGGACGAGCTTCACATCCTCCCGCGCGAGCTATGGGCTGACGTGGTGAACGGGACAGGGGCTCGACCAAACACGCTCGTCATCGGGATCACGACGGCGGGCGGCGACGAGTCCGAGCTACTGAAGAACCTCTATGAGACCGGCGACAAGGCGGTGTCGGGTGACCCCACGCTTGAGCGCTTCGGATTCTTCGTGTGGGAGGCTCCCGAGTCAATCGTCCCCACCGATGACGGGAAGCTTCTCGACTACCTCGAAGCCGCGAACCCGGCACTCTCGGGCGGTCGCCTCGACCCCGAGACGATCCTTGCGGACGTGCGCGCCCTCAGCAACGCCGAGATTCTGCGCTACCGCCTGAACCGCTTCACCTCGGGCACGGAGGCCTTCATTCCGCTAGCGAAGTGGGGAGAATGCCAACGCCCGTGGGATGCGGAGTGGCCCACCGGCACACAGCCCGTGATTGCTCTCGACTGGACAACCGGTCAGGGTAGCGCCACCATCGCCGCCGCGGTCCTCGATGAGTCCGGCACGGTGCACACGAAGCTCATCGCGGACATACCGAACCCGACCCTCGACACCCTGACCGCGCTCTGCGAAGAACTGTCGTTCCGCTACCCCGCCGCGTTCGTGATGTACAGCTACCGCCTTCGCGAACTCGGGAACGAACTGAAGCGCCGCGGATATCCCGTGTCCCTCTACTCGCCCGCCGACATTGTGCGCGCCTCGAATTCATTCTACGCGCGGGTGGCTCGGAAGACGGTCCTCCACGCGGGTGACCCATTGCTCACGGTGCAACTCCCCCGCACCGTCTCGAAGCCTCACGGAGACTCGTTCATCATTTCCGCGTCTGATTCCTCGACCGAAATCGATGCGGTTATGGCAACCGTTATGGCGGTGCATGCCGCCGAGGTTACACCGCAGCAGTCCGCGAGCTTCTTCTAAATATCACCCTCGAATTCGATGGTAAAATGGTAGGAGACACAAGCGACGAATTCCTATCAGTATTTGGAGTACGTCGCTTTGGCAATTTGGGACACATGGAAGACCGTCACGCGGGCCGCTGAGGTCATCGCGGACGGTGGCGCTTTCGTCATCCCCTCGCGCGCAGTCTCAGGCCGTGCCGTCTCACCCGAAGACGCCCTCACGCTCCCCGAGGTCTACCGCGCCTTCTCGCTCATCTCGACGGCAATCAAGCAGCTCTCGCTCGACGTATATCGCGGCGATGAGCGCCTAGACCCGAAGCCCGCAATCGTGCGCGCCCCGAACGTGGCCATGAGCGCCGGTCAGTTTCTCGAACTGGTTGTGAACTCGATGAGCGCGACCGGTAACGCATACCTCTTGATCGACCGCGATTCCTCGGGCCGCGTCGTGAACTTCACGCCGCTGGACCCGCGCAATGTCGAGCCGCAAACTGACGGCTCCGGCAGAACGACACATTACGCCGTCGCAGGACGTACGACGCCCGTCCCTTCGCGCGACATGGCGCATCCGCAACTGAATCGGATGCCCGGTCGCGCGAAGGGCCTCGGGCCGATTCAGGCCGCGCAGGGCACCCTCCGCGGCGCGCTCGATGTCCGCGACTACGCCTCGAATTGGTTCCACGATTCCGGTCTACCCTCGGGCGGCTATTGGAGCACCGACAAGCCGCTTACGCCCGTGCAGGCAGCGGCGAACCGTGAGGCACTGACGCAGGCCGCACGCGACCGCGAGGGCGTGCCGATGGTCGGAGACGGCTTCAAGCTGGTTCCGTTCTCGCTCTCGCCCGAAGATGCGCAGTGGCTCGAATCTCGGAAGTTCAACACCACCGATATCGCCCGACTGTTCGGTGTGCCCGCGTCGCTCATGCTCGCGACCCTCGACGGCAACGCTCAGTCATATCAGAACGTCTCTCAGGAACTCACGTCCTGGGTCAAGTTCGGCCTCGCGCAGTACACGAACGAAATCGAGGAGGCGCTATCTCGCGCCCTCCCCCGCGGCCAGCGGGTCCGCTTCAACTTCGAAGCCCTTCTCCGCGGTGACACCGCCGAGCGTTACGCCGCTCACGAGTCCGCACTTCGCGCCGGATGGATGACCCCGGACGAGGTTCGGGCCATCGAGAACCTTCCCCCGCTCCCCAAGCCCGAACCGGCCCCCGCTCCCGCCCCTGAGGCAGTCGAGCCCGAGGCTCCCGAGACCATGGAGGCCCCGGCATGAGCGATGACATGACTCTCGGCGACCTTGCCGCACTGCCTGACGACGACGAGACGAAGCGCGAAGCCGTGGACGGCATCGCGTCCGCGTTGCGCGGTGGCCTCAGAACCGGGCAAATAGAGACCCGCGAAGCGACCCTAGAGTTCCGCGCCGACGAGAGCGCCGATGAGGGCGTGATCGAGGGCTACGCCGTCCCGTATGGCGAGATTGCCGACATCGGCGGGCGCTACCGAGAGAGCTTCGAGCGCGGCGCGTTCGACGGTTCGCAGGACATCAAGCTCTACCGCGATCACAAGACGATCATCGGGCACGTCCTCGAAACCGAGGACCGCGACGGCGGTCTCTGGGTCCGCGCGAAGGTCGCCCTATCCGACCTCGGACGCGACACCCTCGCCCTCCTCCGCTCGGGCGCGCTGAACCGCTTCTCGGTCGGATTCATTCCCCTCAATCAGCGCACGTCAGACGCCGGTGTCGTCGTGCGTACCAAGGCCCTTCTGCGGGAAATCTCCGTAGTCGAACGTCCCGCATACAGCGGGGCATCCATCCTCAGCGTTCGCGAGGAATCAACCCCCATCAATGGAGAAACCACAATGACTGATTCAGTCTCTCCCGCGGACGTGAACGAGCTCCGCGGCCAGGTCGAGGACATCGAGCGTCGCTTCGAGACCTTCACCACTTCCGCCCCCTCGGCTCCCGCCGTGGACCGCCGCTCTGCCGGTGCTGTCGTAAAGGCCATGGTCTCGGGTGACGCCGAGACGATCGACGCCTACAACCGCGCACAGGAACACCGTCACGACGAGCTTCAGCAGCGCGACTTCAATGGCGCGGTCATGGCCGACGCCCCGGTTCGCGCCGAGTACGTTCAGAACCTCACCCGCCTCTACGACAACACCTCGGGCGTTCAGGCCCGTCTGTTCTCGCGCGGCACCCTGCCCGCTACAGGCAAGACCGTCGAGTTCGTTCGTCTAGCCACGAACACCCTGAAGGTCGAGGAACAGGTCAACGAAGGTGACACTCTCGCTTACGGCAAGCTGACCTTCGAGGACGACTCCGCTCCGATCAAGACCTTCGGCGGATGGACCGAGCTTTCACGCCAGGCCATCGAGCGTTCGAGCATCCCCGTGCTGAACACGACGCTTGAGGCCCTGACGATCGAGGCTGGTAAGCGCAAGAAGATCGAGCTGCGCAAGGCCGTCACCGATGTCATCAACGCGCGCAAGGCCATCACCGCGAACGGCGGTGTCGTCGTCCTCGGTTCCACCCTCGCCGCTTCTGAGGCGGGCCGCTGGGAGGACGCACTAATCGACGCCGCTATGCGCTTCGATCTTCTGAACGCAGCACCCGAGGCCCTGGTTGTCTCGGCTTCGGTGTTCAAGAAGCTCCGCAGCCTGACCGTCTCGGGCGAGCGCGTGTTCACGGTCGCCAACGGCAACCACACCGGCTCGCTGAACCTGCCGGGTCTGACGGGTAACCTCGCCGGCCTTCCGGTCTACCTCGACGCCGGTCAGACCGGTGATGAGGCCTACTTCCTGAACGGTCGCGCCATCAAGCAGTACGACAGCGCTCTGTTCTCGCTCTCGGACGAGAACATCACCAACCTGACGAAGCAGTTCTCGGTCTACTTCTACGGCGCAATCGCCGACGAGTTCCCGGAGCTAATCGTTCCGGTCAAGCTCGCCGCATCTTGAGGCACCGACGATGATAACTCTCGCTGACCTCAAGGCGTATCTCGATATCGAGAGCACCAAGGATGACCCCTTCATCGGGGCATGCGCCGCGACCGCTGACGCGCTCCTCGGGGCGTACGTCGGCGATGCCGTGGTACCCGAAGTGATCCTCGAACGGGCCGCTCTTGAGGTCGGCGCAGAGTTGTTCATCCGACGCGCAACGCGCGGTGCGAACGCCGGGCAGATCGGCACGCTTGAGGGTCCGACCTTCCGCACCGCGCGTGACCCCCTCACGGGCGTGTACGCGATGCTCGCGCCCTTCGTGGGTCCGGGGGTGGCGTGATGAGCGCGCTCACTGAGACCCGCGAGGAGTTCGCCGCACTCGTGGCCGAGGCAACGGGCCTACGCAAGTTCGCGTTCGTGCCCGAGAAGGTCACCGAGTCCGCCGTCATCGTCGTACCGGAGTCCCCTTACCTAACCCCGGGTCCGACGTTCGGGAAGGTCACCGTGCGCTTCGCCGCGGTGCTCGCGCTCCTCATTCGGGACAACGAAACAACAATCAACCGCCTCGATACCGCAGTTGAGAACGCCTACATCGCGATCCTCAATTCCGGCTGGACCGTCGATGACATCGGCGATCCAGTCACCGCGACCTTCGGCGGCGACAACGGGCCGCGATTCCTCACGGTCACCATCACCGCTACGGCCCCCGTAGCTCTCTAACAAGGAAACAACAATGGCAGGTTCGACAAGAATCAAGGGCTCCGCCCTAGCCCTCAGCTTCGGGGGTACTGACTTCTGGGCCGACGCTACAAGCGTCGTCCTCGACAACGAAGAGGCATCCAGTGATGTCACCACATTCGCCGACGCGGCGGAGGGTGGCGCTCGTCTTGAGTACTTCACCGTGGGCGCTATCCAGTCCACGGCGACCGGTTCATTCTGGTCGTACGTTCGCGAGAACGTGGGCCGCGAGGTGGCATTCCGCTACGCCGTTCACGGCAACGCGGTAGCCACCGCCGATCAGCCGCACGTAACCGGCGTCGTGAAGATTCTCACCGCGCCCCCGCTCGGTGGTGAGGCAGGCGCAACAACCGAGTACACCTTCGAGACCCGCCTCGATGTCGTGGGTCGGACCACCCTCGACCGCGGCACCACGGGCGTTCCGACGATCACCACCGCACCGGCAACCGCCGCAGTCGGTGACTCGATTGTTCTCTCGGGTACTCGCTTCTCGGGTGCGACCGCCGTCAAGTTCGGCACGGTCGCCGCGAAGTTCGTAGCGGTCAGTGACATGACGATCGCCGCCACGGTTCCCGCGGGAACCGGCGCCGGGAACATCACGGTCACGAACGCCGCGGGTGTCTCGCCCGCGTGGACCTTCACCCGGGTCTAATCCATGGCTGACATCACGGTTTACGGAACCGGCTCAGGTCGGGTGCGCGTCGAGGGGCTGTCCCGCTCGATGCGCGCCCTGACCAAGGCCGGTGCCGATGCGCAGGACATGAAGACCCTCATGCATTCCATCGGGTCAATCGTGGTGGACGCCGCAGACGCCCCCGCCAGAAGCGGGGCACTCGCGGGCACCATCCGCGCCGGACGCGGCAAAACAAAGGCCGTCGTCCGCGCGGGTGGAGCCCGCACCCCATACGCCGGAGTCATTCACTACGGATGGCCCGCACGAGGCATCTCGCCTCAGCCCTTCCTCACCGAGGCCCTTCAGGCCAACCGGAGCGCCGTGTTCGCAGCGCTTGAGGCAGGTATCGACGAACTGATTCAGAAGAACGGACTGAACTAATGGCACTACAGCTAGACGCCCTAACCATGGGCGAAATCGACCAGATCGAAGACATCACGGGCCAGGGAATCGACGCCCTCACCGAGCCCGGAGCACGCAAGGCGAAGTTCCTCATCGCTCTCGCATACATCGCGAAGCGTCGGGAAGACCCCACCTTCACACGTTCACAGGCGGAGGCACTGACCCTCGCCGAGGTGAACGCCATCACGGGCGGTGACGAGGAGGAATGACCTCGGAGCCCACGCCCAATGAGAAGCGGCTCGCTCAGGCCGTCGTAACTCTCGGTATGGCTCCGAGCGAGTTCCGCTCTCTGACCCTCGGCGAGTGGACGGCGATCATCGCCGAGTTCAACCGCCAAAACCGCAAGAAGTAACCGACCACCCGGCGCGATCCGGTTCACCAACTAAGTGACGCACTCAACCACCCAAGGGGGGTGTCGTCACCGATGGCAAGTAACACCATCAACATCAGTGTTCTCGCGGACACAAAGAAGTTCGCCGCCGACATGGACAAGGCGTCCGGCGTACTCGGCAAGCTCGGAACCGGGCTGAAGGGTGTCGGCATCGCCGCGGGCGCGATGGTCGGCGTCACCGCCGTAGCCTTCGGCGCGGTCCTCGTGGACGCGTTCAAGGCCGTTGCAGAGGTCGAGCGTCTGACCGCTCAGACCTCCGCCGCCATCGCCTCTACGGGCGGCGCAGCGGGCCGCAGCGTCGAGCAGATCACCGGGCTCGCGGACTCGCTAGAGCGCATGTCCGGCGTCGAGGCCGAGGTCATCCAGTCGGGGCAGAACATGCTCCTGACCTTCACCCAGATCAAGGGGACGAACTTCGACGCCGCGACTCAGGCGGCGCTGGATATGTCCGTCGCGATGGGTACCGACATGACCTCGGCGGCGACTCTCGTCGGTAAGGCGCTGAATGACCCGATCAAGGGTGTGGGCGCACTCTCGAAGGTCGGCGTCCAGCTGACCGAAGACCAGAAGGCCATGGTCAAGCAGATGACCGAGGTCGGTGATGTCGCCGGGGCGCAGGGCATCATTCTCGGTGTCCTCAACGAACAGTTCGGCGGGTCCGCTGAGGCCTTCGGTGGCACGTTCCTCGGAACGGTCGAGAAGGTCAAGAACTCCTTCGGCGCCATCACCGAGGCGTTCGTCGTCGGGCTACTCCCTGCCGCCACGGGCGTGCTCAACTTCATCAACGACGCCTTCGTTCGTCTCGCGGACTCCCCCGGCTTCGCCGCGGTGATCGAGAACGTGAACGCCTTCATCACCGGTCTTGTCTCTGGTGAAGCGCCCATCTCGGGATTCGCGCAGACGGTCATGACCCTCTGGCAGAACTTCTCACCGCTCGGGGTCGCCCTTCAGGTGATCCAGCCGCTCGTGGGTCCGCTGGTCGATGCGTTCATGCAGTTCGCGACCGTGCTCGGTGGCGCGCTCATGTCCGTACTGCCGACCGTGCAGGCGATCATCGGCGCGCTCGTCGGACTCATGGCCGCGCTGGTGCCGGTGATCATGCCCGTCATCACAGCGGTGCTCGGACTCGTGACCCCGCTGTTCACCCTCATCGCGCCGCTCATGCAGCTTGTGCAGGCGGTGCTTCCGGTGTTCATCGCCATCGTCACGACCGTCGCGCAGGTCATCGCCGCAGTCCTGACGCCGGTCATCGCGGCACTCACCCCGATCATCCAGAGCGTTGTGGACGTGCTCGCGGGCGTAATCGCCTTCCTGACGGGCGTCTTCACCGGCAACTGGGAACAGGCGTGGCAGGGCATCCAAGACATCTTCGCGAGCGTCTGGGAACTCATTCAGAACATCGTCAAGGGCGCGTGGAACGTGATCGTCTCGCTCATCACCCTCGCCGTCGATGGAGTGCTCAACCTCGTGAAGGCGTGGGGGCCGCAGTTGCTCAATTTCGTGCGTGACGCGTGGAACAACGTCATGGCCTTCTTCGGGTCGATTCCCGGCGCAGTGAAGGGCTTCTTCGTGGCCGCGGGTGTCTGGCTCGTGCGCTCGGGAATGGACATCATCTCGGGTCTGTCGAACGGTATCCGCGACACCTGGAACGGCGTCCTGAACTTCTTCGGATCGATCCCGGGTGCCGTCATGGGCGCGCTCGCGGGTGCCGGTAACTGGCTCCTCAGCGCAGGTCGCGACATCATCAACGGACTTGTCCGAGGACTCTCGAACGCCGCGGGCCGCGTCACGGACATGCTTCTCGACATCGCGGGCAACGCGATCGACGCGTTCAAGTCGTTCTTCGGTATCGCATCGCCGTCGAAGCTCTTCACGAGCTACGGCAAGTTCATGGTGCAGGGCCTCGCGAAGGGTCTGAACGGCTCGAACAGGCTGGTTGATTCGGCGATGGGTCGCCTGAGTTCGCGAGTGTCGAACGGCTTCGAGGCATCCCTCAACGTGCCCGCGGGCTACGGCTCGGGCCAGTACAGAGGCGCGAACGCGCAAACCGTGGTGATCGAGAACGTGAACTTCAGTAGCCCGGTCTCGCCGTCGCCGGAGGACGGTCGCCGCGTGGTCGAGGCCATCCGTGAACACGTCCGCCTCGGTGGATCGGTGAGCTTCGCATGATCATCGAACGCCCCCTTCTCGGCACCCTCTCCATCCAGCTATTCGCCGAAGACATCAGGGAATGGGAGGACTGGACCGCCGAGCTTCAGTCCCTCACCATCCAGCGCGGCGGCAAGCGCAACGGCGTAGCGGTGTCGGTCGATCCCGGCACGTTGACGGCGACCATCGTGAACGCGGGCGACCCCGCTTCGGACGGGCGCATTCACCCGAACGCCCGCGTGCGCGTCGGCAAGCTGACCGGGGCCGGAGACCTTCTCCCGATCTTCACGGGCCGGATCGCCGACGTGTTCGCGACCGTCACGTTCGAGAAGACCTCGGGTGCCCGCACCCTGCGCGTCACCCTCTCCGCGGTCGATTCCGTCACTGCGCACGCAAACACCACTCGATACGGCGTCATCTCCGACCCAGAGACATGGGCGCAGCGCATCACCCGACTCGCCGATTCGGCACTGACTGAAGTTGTCCTGCCCGAGGACGACTCCCCGCTCGTAAGGACTCTCTAAATGGACGTGAATATCGGCAACACCACGCGCCGCGGACGCTGGACTGACGCAACCGTTCGCTCGACCGTGGGCCTTCCCACCGGGCGCCGGATGGACAACGGTCAGGCGGGCATCCTCGTGTGCGACGTGTGGACCGCCGTCTCAGGACGTGGCGCATCCCGCACGGTCACCGTTGCGGTCGGCGGCTCATCCTGGACCGGCACCCGAGGCGCATCCGGGCAGGCCGACGACACGGGCGTTCTCGATTCGAGCAACTGGTACACAACCGCAACCTCGACCGACTTCCGCATCTCCCCGCAAGGGTCCATCTGGTTCGGCGGTCGCGAGGGCGGCTCGGCTCGTGACGACAACGGCACGACGTGGGACACCGGTCTATCGGGCGGCTTTCGCTGGTACCAGGCCCCGACCGCGCCCCGGAACGTCCGCGTCACCGGAACCGGCCCCGGCTCGGTGCAGGTCGATTGGGACGCCCCCGCCGACAACGGCGGTGTGGCGCTCACCGGCTGGCATGTTGAGGTCGCAACCGATTCCGGCTTCACCCGGAACCGTCAGGTCTCAGGCGGCGGCACGTTCACCGTCCCGGTCGGCTCGACCGTCTACGCCCGGGTCGCCGCGAAGAACATCGTCACCGAGGCCGCGGGCACCGTCTCGGTGTTCTCTAATACAGCGTCCGTCCGTCTTGCCACCGTGCCCGCCGCGATGGCATATGCCCCGCTCACGCAGCAGGTCGGGCGAACCCTCAAGGTCGAATACACCGCCCCCGCAGACGGTGGCGCGCCGATCCTGCGATACGAGGTTGAGGCGTCCGGCACGAATGACTTCACGGGCGCGAAGACCGTCACCTCGACCACGCTCTCGGCGATCTTGAGTGACCTCCCGGTCTCGCTCGGGGATGGCATGCACGTTCGCGTGCGTGCGGTCAACGCCGTGGGCGCGGGCGGATGGTCCCCCACGTCCGCGCGCCAGCTTGCCACCGAGCCCGGACGCCCCCTGAACCTGAAGGTCACCCAGCTATCCCCGACAGAGGTCCGCCTGAACTGGGACGCCCCGACCTCGGACGGCGACTCACCGATCACCGGACACGTCGTGCTCGTCAACAACCGCGACGCCGACTGGATCGGCGCGCAGTGGATCGCCTCAGGCCCCGAGCGCACCTTCACGCTCAAGAACCGTCAGCCCGGGTCCGCCTACTACGTCCGTGTGGCCGCGACCAACATCGTCATCACCGAGAGCCCCGACTTCCTCTCTACCCCGGTGCGCGTTGTCATGCGGGAGAACCTGGACCGCGGCCCGTGGGCAGGCTTCACTCCCGAGACGAGCGGCGTTGTCAGCCTCGAACCCGCAGGCGTTCGCCGTGGCTCGCTCTTCACGCTCGACCCCGCCCCGGTGGGCCTGATCCGCGAGACGCAGGCCGCGAGCGACACCACCGAGACGAACGTTCCCGCGTACGGCATGGGCATTCGCCGCACGATCGACGGCCTCACCGTGGGCCGCACCTACACCTTGCGCGCCACCGCCGTAGCGCTCTCCCCCGCCCTGGTCGATAACTACGCCCTCGGGGTTGAGGGCATCGGATTCGCACCGTTCGGCGACCTAGAACAGACCGGCGAGACCACTCCGCTTCCCGAGTTCGAGTTCGAGGCGACCGCCGAGAGCCACGTCATCCTGATCGCCGCCGAATCCGTCTCGGGACGGGTGAACGGCTTCATCGAGAACACCGGATTCCACAGCCTCGAAATCACCGAGGACCGCTCCGCATCGCCCTACCGGCTTCAAAGCACCGTCTACGAATCGACCCTCGCGAATCACTTCTCGCTCGCGTGCCAGTCGGTAGGCGCGGTGTGGTTCGTGGACTCCGCCGACCGCGCTCAGTTCCGGCAGTTCCCGAAGGATGCGCCCGTTCGCGCCCTCTTCTCGGACACCCGCGCACCGGGTCACCTCGAATTCATCAGCGCAGAGCAGGCGTGGGACACCCGGAACACCATCACCCGATTGGAGAGTTCGAACCGCGGCGTGAACCCGCTCGACGGCAACGACCAAACCCGCTCCTCAACCTTCTACCTCTCCGAAGAAACCGAACTCCTCGGCGTGCGGAAGGCCACGCTTGAAACGAACATCTCGACACCGCTTCGCCTCGCAAATCTCGTCCGGTTCCCAACCGAACGCGTGAAGCATTGGGCCAAGCTGGACGGTGGCGCATCGTGGTCGATTCGTGCCGGAGAGGACGCGACAATCCTCCGCGCAATCGACGGCGGGAACACCCGAATCGAGGTCGGGCACAGCATCCCCGAAGTCACCGCCGACGCCGGACGCGCCCGCGTGTTCACCACTCGGGTCACGCCTGGCTCGTCGTACTTCGCGTCAGTCGAGGTCGAGGGCTCGAATCTCATCGCCTCGGGCCAGATCAAAGTGACGTGGCTCAACCGGAACGCTACGCAGGTGTCCGCGACCGTCGAGAACTCTTACAGCGTCAGCGGCACACCGCAGACATACGAGGTCGGCCCGCTGGTGGCCCCCGCAGGCGCGGCGGCGCTCATGCTCTCGGTCGCGTTCGGTGGCCCCTCGGTGCCCGCAGGGGCCGAGGTCAAGGTGCGGAAGCCGCTCGTCGTGGAGTCCGACACCGCAATGCCGTACGTCGATGGCGGAACCAAATCCGACCGGATCGAGTCCTACTCATACCTCGGCGATACCGGGGCCACCATTGCCGAGAACGTCGAGCTTCTATGGAAGCGGGTGGCCGAGGTGTTCGAGGATCATGCGCACAGCGCATATCGGGTGAGTTCGATCCGATGGAACGCGCAGGAGAACCCCGACCTCGCCGCGCAGCTTGAGATTCAGGACCGGATCACGATCCTCCTCAACGGCACAGCAGTGACCGACTATCGCGTCGTCGGCATCCGGCACGAGGCGGACGGAACGCGCTGGATCGTCACGCTCGATGTCGTACCGAATCAGGCGGCATAGACCCCCGGGCCGTTCCCCGGGCCTGACACAGTGACGCAACGACAGAGGCCCCCGGCAAAAACCGGGGGCCTCCAGTCTCGGGGCTGGCGCTTAGACGCGAACGTTGAAGACCGCGCCGCAGTGGGCGCAACGTGCTGCTCCGGCAGTGACCCGCGTGAACGGGCCGAGCTTACGGCTACAGCGAGGACAGGGCACGTAGATCAGGCCGTTGACCCGCCGAGTCACCACGTCCGCAGACCCGTCGTCGCCGTCGTGTCCTCGATGTTCGCGGTCGGCGCGTAGATCTTCACGGCGTTCGCGCCGTTCAGCGCGGCGGCCTTGCTGTTGTACATCTCCGAGGTGGCGATGACCTCGCCGTTCGGAGCCTTCAGAACGAAGTAGTACTGCCAGCCGTTGCTGGACTTCTTGATCTGGATCTTACCCAT